TCTTCCGTTTCAATGGATGAAATCCATTGTTCTGCGAAGTCCCGGAGGGGCTTCGCATACGGAAGAAATCCCGAACCGTTCGTGCGAAATTGCGAAGGTTTTTGTGGGGAGGGATTTCGCACGAACGATTATATGTACGCAAAGCTTATAATTAATTGAATTTAAATAATATATGTTATGAATATCGGAAAGTATATAGGGTTGTATTCCGAAGATTTAAGGTTAAAAAATTATTCGAAAAATACAATAGAGAATTATGCATCTCAAGTAAAGATATTTCTTGAATATTTTGAAAAAGCAGCTACCAAACCTTCTGAAATATCTGAACGACAGATAAAGCAATGGTTATTACTTGCAAAAAGTGTTAACTCAATAAAACATCGTATTTCTGCTATAAAATTATTTTATTCATTAACAGGAAAGCAACCATTAAAGTTTAGATTTATTGAATATCCAAGGGCAAATAAAAAATTGCCTATCGTTTTAAGTCAAGATGAAATACAACGTATGTTTAATGTTTGTGACAACCTTAAACATAAGGTAATATTGAGTCTTTTGTATTCATGTGGATTACGTGTTTCTGAACTTATTAATTTAAAATGGGAACATATAGACAGAAATAGAATGATTATAAATATTATTGCTGCAAAAGGCAATAAAGATAGACAAGTTGCTTTACCGCAAATAATAATTCCATTACTTGAAAAATATTATTACACTTACCATTCACAAATTTATGTGTTAAATGGGCAATTTGATATACAATATTCTGAAACAAGCGTAAGGCAGGTAATAAAACAACTAGCACAAAAAGCTAAAATAAATAAACGTGTTTATACGCACCTTATTCGTCACTGTACATTTACCCACATGGTAGAGCAAGGAATTGACATAAATTTAATCCAAAAATTAGCCGGTCACCAAAATGTAAAAACAACAATGATCTATTGCCATCTGAGCGATAATTTAATTAGTAAAATAAAATCCCCTATAGAGGCTATTAAATTATAAAAAATCAATTTTTTTAAAAAAAATATCAAAATAAATTAGGTTTATTAAAATATACAGTGTATATTTGTCCAGAAATAAAAATAATTAATTTAACATTTTAAATCATGGCAGAAAATAAACAAATTCAAGTAACTTTAAAGGGCTTATTAAGTCAAGATAAAGTTAAATCAAGATTTCAAGATGTATTGGGTGCTAAAGCAAATGCATTTATATCATCTTTAATATCTGTTGCAAACAATAATTCAATGTTATCAACAGCAAATCCAGAAAGCATAATGCAAGCCGGAATTATGGCTGCAACCCTAGACCTTCCAGTCAATCAAAATTTAGGGTTTGCATATATAATTCCATATAATTGTAAAAACAAACAAGGCACTTGGGAAGTTCAGGCGCAATTTCAGATGGGTTATAAAGGATTTATTCAGTTATCTCAAAGATCTGGACAATTTAGAACCATAAATGTAACAGATGTTAGAGAAGGTGAAATAAAATATATTAACCGTGAATCTGGTGAAATAGAATACAATTGGTTACAAGACGAAAGAAATGATAAAAAAATAATAGGTTTTGTAGCTTATTTTGAATTAATCAATGGGTTCAAAAAATCTCTATACATGTCAGTAGAAACATTGAAAAGCCATGGATTAAAATATTCAAAAACATATTCTTCTAAAAAAGAAGATGTGAAAAAATCAAGTCTTTGGGAAACTGAATTTGATGTAATGGCAAGTAAAACGGTTCTTAAATTATTACTTTCAAAATACGCTCCATTATCAATTCAAATGCAAAATGCTATTATTGCAGACCAGGGAGTTGTAAAAGAAATAACACCGAATACTGTTGATATTGATTATGTTGACAATTCTGCTGATGAACAAACAAAAATTGAACAAGTAAAATTCGACAAAGAACGAATTTCCTTAATCAACAAAATTAAAGTTTCTTCCTCCATTGAATTAGATGAAATAGAAAAAAGTGGTGCTTTAAATGACTATGATATTTCATTGGATTTAATAAAAGAACGTAGGGATGAATTAAAAAAAGGCGGAAAATCAACACAAGCAGAAATAAAACTTCCTTAATTATTAACCATAAAAATAAAAACTTATGAAGCTTTTCTTATTTGATATAGAGACAACTGGAGTAAAATACTGGAAAAACGGAATCTATCAAATTTCAGGAATGATTATTATTGATGATGAAATAAAAGAAGAATTTAACTTCAAAGTACAACCATACAAGGATGCTATTATTGAAGATGAAGCATTAAAGGTTGGAAATGTGACCAAGGAACAAATTCAAAATTACAAACCATTCAGAGAGGTTTATAATGAATTAACTCTAATGTTATCAAAGTATGTTGATAGGTTTGACAAAAAAGATAAGTTTTTTCTTGTCGGATATAATAACGCATCCTTTGATAATCAATTCTTGAGAGCGTTTTTCACACAAAACAATGACAATTATTTTGGTTCGTACTTTTGGGCGAATTCAATAGATGTCATGGTATTGGCATCAAACAAACTGAAAAATGAACGTGAAAAACTTGAAAACTTTCAATTAAAAACAGTTGCAAAATACCTAGGAATTGAAATTGATGAAACCAGGTTGCATGATGCAAATTATGACATATTATTAACTTATCGAATATATAAAATTGTAGAATGAAATTATGATAAAAAACCATCATTATCGGGACATGAAGCCCGATGAACTTGAAAATGTATTCTCTCATTTCCTAATTGACTCATGGTCCTATAGTAAGGTAAGTACCTTTGCAAGAAATCCCAAAGCGTTCGAAATGGCATATATCTATAATATTCCATTTAGAAGATCATCGTCAACAGTTGCTGGTGAAGCTTATCATAAAGCATTGGAATATTACTTCAATGAAAAAATTAAGGGAATAAAAAGAGATATTGCCGATTTGCAACAAATAGCATATCTGTATATTGATGAAATGAATCCACTGAAATGGAAACTGCAAAAATCAACTCCATCAATAGAAGATTGTAAGAAGAAAGCTAATGACTCGGTAAATGATCTATTAAACAATTTCTTTTCAGACATCCATGTATATGAATCTGAACTAAAATCAGTTCTTTATGTTGAATTATATATGGATGAATTTTTGACCATAAATGGAGTAGATATTCCGCTTCCTTGTCACGGGATAGTGGATCTGGTTTTTAAAACCAATGATGATAAAATTGTTGCATTAGATCATAAGTCAAAATCAATATATAGTGATGATGATACTATTAGATTTTCCATTGGAAAGCAGGCAATAACCTACGTTAATCTTATTGAAGCAAAAACAGATTTAACAATAGATGAGGTGTGGTTTGTAGAAAATAAAATATCTAAAAATAGGGATAAAACACCACAGGTTGTTTGCAATAAAGTAATTATTGATAAAGATACAAGGATGTTATATGAAAATCTTTTATATGAACCATTGAAAGGCATGCTCGAAGCGGTATCTAATCCTGATTTCGTTTATATTATTAACGAAAATGACAATTTTGTTGATAAAGCAGAAATCTACGAATTTTGGGCAAAAACTTTGATAGCTGAAGTATCGGATTTCAACATTAAAGAAAACAAAAAGGACCTCATTGAAAAAAGGTTAAAGAAAATAAGGGATGCTTCCATTGCAGCTATTGATCCAAAAACAATCAAAAAATTCAGGGAAAATGCTTCCCAATTCATTCAATACGATTTAACAAATAAAGATATGACAAACGAACAAAAAATAGAGCACACGTTAAGAACCTTGGGATTAATAACAAGTATCCCATTCACGTTTTCAGGATATTCAAGCAACAGCTATTTACTTGAACTTTCAGCAGGAACAAATCTTTCAAGTATATTCAGGTATAAACTTGATATTGCAAATGCGCTTGGTGTTGAAAATGTACGTATAAATAAAGATTTATATGTATATCAAGGGAAATCATACATATCTGTTGAAGCAAAGAAGACTAGGGAAACTGATTTATTATTTGACTCCGGCCAGTTAGAGGGTAATAAAATACCTCTTGGTTTTGATAATTTCAATCAAAAAGTTATATGGGATATTGACAACGCTTCAACTCCGCACATACTGGTGGGAGGGTCTACAGGATCAGGTAAAAGCGTATTTCTTATTTCAATTATTGAGTATGCAAAACTCATGAAATTTGATGATATTTATATTTTAGATCCAAAATATGAATTTACTCGATATAACGGTGGAAATATTTCTGTTTATTCTGATATTGAAGAAATAGAAACGATGATGGAGTCATTGGTAGAGGAAATGAACACACTTGTTAAAACGGGAAGAACAAAAAGAACATTGGTTGTATTTGATGAGTTTGCTGACAGTATTTCCCAATCCAGAAGCGGTAATGCTTTAAATGTTTACAAGGATGAAATTGTAGGCAAATATGCAAATGGTGAACCAAAAACAAAAAGGGTTATTGCAGAAACAAAGAAATGCCTGGAAGAAAATTTAAGACTATTATTACAAAAAGGCAGATCCTCCGGGTTCCGTATTGTTGCAGCTACACAAAGGGCGTCAGTCAAGATAATGTCGGGTGATCTTAAAGTAAATTTTGGAACTATTGTATGTTTTAGCGTACCAAAAGAAATAGACAGCAAAGTTATATTAGATGAAGCTGGTGCTGAAAGTTTGTCTGGCAAGGGTGATGGCTTGTTAAAATCACCACAATATAAGGGAACAATAAGATTTCAGGCATTTTATAAAAAATAATCATGAAAAGAGAACCTAAAATAAATGAACAAATATATGTGCCAACTGCACTTTATGTATATAATGGAGCAGATGATTTCATAGGAGGATTAGCAACAATAAGTGATATAAAATATAATAATGATTTACCCAAAGATCATTTTAATTATTGTTTTATTGCAATAAAAGAAAGACCCGGAAAATTACTTAATTGGAATCATCTTTTGGAAAAGCAAAAAGAATTAAAAAAGAAATTCAAAAATAAAATTGCTCATCCCGAACCTGATTTACGTCCAGAATTTAATGATGAAAATGAGGGTTGGCATCAAATATAAAATATTAAAACCATGAGAACATCCCCAGTAATAAAATTTACCACCTTTCTAAAACAAAAACACCAAATAATTATTGATGAAAAAATTATTAACGATTATTTAAAACCTAAAGAAAAGGTTGAGCCCTATTTTAAAGCTGATCCATATTCTTTAGAAATAATCAAAATTGTTAGTGACTTTTTTAATGTTTCTTCCGATGATTTAATTGGGAAATCAAGAAAAAAAGTATTGTCTGTACCTAGACAAATAGCAATATATTTCATTGAAAAGAATTGTTGGATTTCAATGGAATTAATTGGTAAAATTTTTAGTGACAGGGATCATTCAACCGTAACAGCATCAATAAAGAAAGTAAAAGGATTTATAGAGACAGATAAAAATTATGCTGAAAAAATCAAAATATTGGAGGATAAAATTAAATGATACTCATATTAATAATAAATTTATTATATTTGTGGATCATAAAACATAAAAAAATGAAGTTTGTAAAAATTAAATCACATCCAGATTACGAAATATCAGAAACTGGTATTATAAGAAAAATAAAAACAATGGCTATTAAAAGTCAATATTTAAATGATCATGGATATTATATGGTATCCATAAGATATGGTAAAATATCAAAACCATATAGGGTTCATAGATTGATTGCCGAAACATTTATTCCCAATACAGAAAATAAATCAAATATTAATCATATAAATGGAATAAAAACAGATAATAGCATTAATAATTTAGAATGGTGCACACAAAAAGAAAATATGATTCATGCTTTTAATACAGGACTTGTAAATAATACAGGTATAAAAAATGGGATGGCAGTATTAAATGAAAAATTAGTATTAGAAATAAAGGAATTATTAAAAACAAAATTATCAAAACAAAAAATTGCAGATAAATTTAATGTGAGCAGGGGTTGCATTTTAAAAATTTATTGTAATAAAACATGGGTTAACGTTTGAAAACATTAACAATTTAAGTCACAATTAAAACTTTTTTAAAATAAAATTTGTTTTTAGAGATTTATTGAATATATTTGCAATGAGAATTTAAAGTAAAAGACCATGTATCAATTTAAAAATATTTATTTATTACATACTCCGCATAATTTAAGAAATTTAATACCTACCCATTTAATTAAGGATTGCAGTATTCTCAGGCTTGGTCGCCACTTTTACGCTGTAATCCTTTTTTATTTGGGTTTTTTATTTATATAATATGGACCTTAAAACATTTATATCTGAATCAAAAACATTTAATGGTTTTGTTTTTACGGGAAACTACACAATGCCATGTGATGTTTTTATTAAGATATATGAAATTTATAATAATTTTAAAGTAAACTTATTAGATCATTATTCTAATTATATATACTTATCATGGTATAGTTATGAAAGTAGTGAAATATGGGATAGGGATAAAACTACAATTTATGAAAATTCTTTATCATTATTAAGAAAATATAAATTAGTTGATGTAGATGATTTGGGGGAACAAAGATCAAAATTGAAATGGATATATGCAAAATATACTGCATATCTAAATAAGTTATTAAATGAACCAAGGCAAAAAGCGTGTTCTTTTACATCTAAAAAAGAAATAAGAAATTACATTTTTTCATTATATGGCAATAAATGTCTGTGTTGTAATAGTGAAAAAAACTTAACAATGGATCACGTTATGCCAATAATAAAAGGAGGATTAAATGTAGTTGAAAATTTACAACCTCTTTTTGTAAGTCTTGTAATAGCAAAAAGGGAATTAAAATAATTGATTATAGGAGGAAAATATGAGTAAAGACCCTGCATTTTTATTTTATAGTTCCGACTTTTTAACTGGTACTATGACAATGACAAATGAACAAGTTGGAATGTATATTCGTTTGCTTTGCTTACAGCATCAAAAAGGAATGTTAAGTGAAAATGATATGATTTTCATATGTAAATCAGATGATTTAGTTATGAGTAAATTTGAAAAAAATAATGAAGGATTTTTTAATTTAAGATTAAAAGAAGAAGCAGAAAAAAGAGCTAATTTTTGCAAATCAAGAGGTATTAACAAGGCTGGTAAAACATTGTCAATAAAGAAAAATAAACATATAAAAAACATATCAAAATCATATGATAATCATATGGAAAATGAAAATGTAAATATAATTGATAATAAAATTGATTGTAAAAAAGTAAAAGAAAGTAAAAAATTAAAAGAAAGTAAAGAATTAATATATCCTCCATTTTCAAGTAAATTTTTTGAATTATGGAATATTATAATTAAAGAACCAAATTGGGAGAAGAAAACAAATAATGCACTTCAAATATCCTTAAATAAATTAGCAAAATTTGATGAACAAACAGCAATAAAAATGATTGAAAATTCAATAGCTGGTGGATGGAAAGGCATTTTTGAATTAAAGGAAGATAAAAAGAAAGATCCAATTAAAAAACAAGATAGTTACAGATAATGGAAGAACAATCAATATATAGAAAAAGAAATAAAAATATTTCTTCACCTGTTTTTACAGAATACGGGAAAGTGCCACCTTCTGCGATTGATTTGGAAGAAGCTGTTTTGGGTGCATTAATGATTGAGTCAGATTCTATAAAAGAAGTGAATGAAATATTAACACCTGAAATATTTTATAAAGAACACCATCAATTAATTTATTCATCTATTATTAAATTATTTGAAAACTATCATCCAATTAATATATTAACAGTAACAAATCAATTAAAAAGTGACGGTTATTTAGATATTGTTGGAGGACCTTATTATATTACTCAATTAACAAGCAGGGTTGCTTCTGCTGCAAGTTTAGAATATTGGTGTAGAATTATTATCCAGAAATGGATGCAAAGAGAATGTATAAGACTATCCACTGAAATAAGTAATAGAGCATTTGATGATAGTATTGATGTTTTTGATACAATTGATTATTGTGAATTACAATTAAAGAATATACAAGATAAATATTTTGAAAGTGACCAAACACCTGAAGAATTATTAAAAGATTGCCAAAAAAAAATATATAAAAGAGTAAATAATTTTGAAAAAGGCATAAATAATTGTGTTCCTACTTGTGTCCCATCAATAAATAAAAAGGTTGTAGGATTTGAAAGAGGTGAAGTTACTGTTATTGCTGCTAGACCAAGTATGGGGAAAACTCAATTAATGATTAAATGTGCAGAAGTAGCAAGTTTAAATAAACATAATCCTGTTATTGATAGTTTAGAAATGTCCGCTGAAGAATTAGTAAATAGAAGAATATGTTCAGAAGCCGGAATTGATTCTGTAAGATTTAGAAGTGGAAATTTAAGTATAGATGAATTAAAAAATATTGAAATTGCTATTAAAAAAATAAAATCAATTCCCGTACAAATTATAAGAGCTTGTTCTTTAAGTTCTATAAAATCAAAATGCAGACAAAAAGTAAATAAAGAAGGATGTGAAATATTTTTTATTGATTATATACAACTTATTGAAAGGGCTGGAAAAAATGATAATTCAGAAATAGAAAAAATAAGTAGAGAGTTGAAATTATTAGCACAAGAATTAGATATACCAATTGTTATATTATCTCAATTAAGTAGAGACTGCGAAAAAAGAGGTGGTTTTAAGATACCAATGATGTCTGATCTTAGAGACTCAGGTGCAATCGAGCAAGATGCTGACATGATTATCTTTTTATATAGACCTTCCGTTTATGGATTTAGTGAATTTGATTATTTTGGAGAGACATTTAGTAATATGGATTGGTCGGATATGTTTGCAATTATACCAAAATTTAGAAATGGAGCAGTAGGGCATATTCATTTTAAATGCACCGAACGAATGGCAGGTTTTAAAGATTGTGAAGAACAGTGGTATGGAGGTAGGGAAGATGCAAATGCAGGAATAAAGCCAAATACCAATTTTTACGAAAGAACAGAAAAAGAAGAAGAACCTTTTTAATATTATATTATGAAAACACTAATTATCCCAATTTTATCATGGTTATTGCACCATGCAAATAGAAATGTTGATTATTCAAATAAAAGGCATTTCTACCCAATAAAAAACAAAATACTTGCAAAATATGGTAAGCATATAAAATATGATGTTCAATTTATAAGTGGAGTAAGGTGCTTTTCTTGTAATGGAACCGGTATTCATCATTATACATACGATAATTATGGATTTATAAGAGATTCTATTGATTGTTGGAATTGTAGTGGAACCGGCTGGTATAAACCTCCTGTATGGAATATTCTGGACAAAATAAAATTAGGTAAATATTATTTTCATAATCCATATCAAAGATGTTATAAAAGGCCGGAATTACAAGAAGATAATGAAATAATAGAAGGTTATATTACCCATGACGAAAGCAAATGTGGGGATTTCTGTTTATTTGTATTGTTTCTTCTTTATGAAAAGAAATATTTGAAAAGATGGTGGAAAGAAACGGGTAATTATTATTCATTCAGATTTACTATTAATAACATTATCTATATAGTTAAACATAAAACTATACCAAGGAAAAACAAACCAAACAAACCTCATATTTATGAGCCAGATTTAAATAAACTGCCCGAAGAATTACCATTTTAAAATAAATAAATCTATGAAAAATTTAAAAATAACATTTTCAAAATTAATAGGAAATTATTATTCCATTGATCAAAAAATGGAAATTCTTAATTGGATGCTTTTAACTGGGAAAAATTATGATGTAAGAACCGGAAAGTGGAATGTTGATGGAGTTGGACAGAAATTATTCAAATATAGCGCAAATCCTCATAATCATGAGTTCAGATTACCAGTTGAAAGAGAATATTTTTCATGGTTTTTTGATTCTATTTTTGCAAGGGCTGTTTTTGAATCAACAAATAATAGAGCGATAATTAATTGGCGAAATAATGAAAAAATATTTCCAGAAAAATCAAGAATAATTAAATGCAACTATGATGGTATTGATAATTATGAATTAATAAAAGAAATAGGAACATTTAAGGGTAAAATTCTAAAAAAAGAATATGCTCACCCTGATTATAAAGACAGAAAAATTCCTAAAATATTAGACATAAATATTTATACTGTTGGCAATGGCTGGATAGTTAATTATATGTTTTCTTTTAAAAAATTTAATTACGAACCCGGGTGGAATTTTAGTTTTGGTCAGGATGCAAATGAATCTTTAAAAGATTTTTTTAAGAGAGTATATGCCTACTTGTCTAATTCAATCATATAAAACAATTTAAAAATTATATACCATGAACGAACAAACTAAAAAAATAGCAAAAGAATTTAAGAAAAACATGCAACAAATCGCTGATGAAGGCAATTGCACTATTTCTGTTTCATCAAATATTGA